GCCGTGAGCGCCTATTCACGGTGCTCACGGCTGCACGATTTGAGGTAGAGACTATGAATGATTATAAGATGATCCGCAATATTGCGGAAATTGAAGAATATATCGGCAGCGCTGGCGTTGTTTCCTTTGACTTCGAGACATCGCCCACGGAAAAATATCGCAGCGATAGCAAAGCGGCATTGGATGCACATAAGGCAGACATCACCGGCGTGTCGCTTTCCGTGAAGGCTGGCACAGGCAGATACATCCCGCTCCGGCATCGCGTCGGTAAGAACGCCAGCCTCGCTTCTGTTATGAAATTCCTGCGGCAGCGCGTATTTCAGAATCCGAAAACAGTCAAAATCGCACACAACATGGCGTTTGAGGCAATGTTCCTGTATAAAGACGGGATCGTGTTGCAGGAGCCCGTGTACGACACGATCGTTGCTTCACAGCTTACGCTGAAAAACGATTTCGAGTACCGCGATCTCGGCGACAGCGGACTTAAAACCCTTGTCCCGTATCTGTATGGTGTTGAACTCCCGAAATTTGAGGATGTGGTTGGCGAGCACAGTTTTGATGAGCTCGACCCAGATGCATGGGACACCTGCCGGTACGCCTGTGCGGATAGCGACTGGGCGCTGCAGCTTTACTACACGTTCAACGACTGGTTTGAGAACAACATCCCGAAGCACCGCCTGATCTGTGAAAAGATCGAAAGCCCAACCGCCGTTTTCACCGGCATGATGAAGTATAACGGCGTCCTGTTCGATACCGACCTCATGGAGGAAAAGAAGGTGGAGGCCGAAGCACACCTTGTGGATCTTCGAGCAAAGCTGCAGGCGGTTATCGGCAATGTGGATATCGGAGAGAACTGTGGAACGCAGGCATTCAAGGACTATCTGTATAAGACAGAAAACCTGCCCGTCCTGAAGACCACAACCAAATATGCCGAGGCAGCGGACGATGAGGCTATGCAGTTGCTTCGTGCATATTGCAAAAAGCACCGTCCTGAGATGGTTTCCTTCTTCGATACCGTACAGGAATTCCGCAAGTGGGCAAAGATCAAGAGCACCTACATCGATGGATACCTCAAATGGATCAATCCGGCGACCGGTAGAATACACCCCGACCTTCTGCCGATGGGAACCGACACGGGACGTTTTGCATCCCGCAGACCCAATCTGCAGAATATGCCCCGCAAGGGCTCTGACCCGATCGGCGTCAGGCAGTTCGTGGTCGCGCCGGAGGGCACGTCCTTCCTCGATTTCGACTTCTCGCAGATCGAGCTGCGCGTCGGCGCGTTCTACTGCCGCGACCCACGAATGATGGAAACGTACCGCAGCGGCGGCGACATCCACGCCAGCACCACATCGGTCATTTTCGGGATCAGCGTCGATGAGGCGCAGGACAAGGACGATCCAGATTACAAAGAGCGCCGGACGATCGCCAAAAACGTGAACTTCGGCACGTTCTACGGTCTGTTTCCGCGCGGTCTGCAGCGAACACTCAAGTTCAAGGCGGGGCTCGAAAAGACCGAGGATCAGTGCGCCCGTATCATTGCTAACCTGAAGACCGGTTATCCTCGCTTGTCTGAATGGCAGGAAGAGACGGTCAGAGCGGCTCGGATCAATGGGTACAGCGAGACGTCCTTCGGCAGAAGGCGCTATCTCCCGAACATCAATAACCGCGCCGACTGGGGCAAGCGGAGTTTTGCTGAACGATGTAGCATGAATACGCCGATTCAGGGCACCGCAGCGGAGATCCTGAAGCTGGCGATGGCGGAGCTGATCAGAGAGCTCGCGGACAAGCCGTATATCCGTCCGATCCTGCAGATTCACGATGAGCTGCTTTTCGAGGTAGATGACGGGCACGAAGACGAAGCGATCCGCATCATTCGCACGGCGATGGAGCGGCAGCCCTTTGCGGCCTTCGATATCCCGATCGTCGCCGAGGGCGAACATGGCACCTGCTTCGGCAAACTGCATGAGCTGGAGGTGTCCTATGTATAAGAACAAGGAAGGTTACACCGATCCCACGGCAGGCGCAGCGATGGCGACGATCATGAAGGAATACCGCCAGAACCAGCGCCGCATCTACCGTAAGCACTCGGAGATCAAGGCGCGACCCAAGGTGTACGTCGTCTTGAAGTACGCTGGGGACATTGAAGGAAACACGGCAGCGGCGATCCGATACGCCCGCTTCGCCATAGAGAAAAAGCGCCTCCCCGTGGTCAGTCACCTGCTGTACCCGCAGATTCTGGATGACGGCGACCCGGAGCAGCGCGAGCTTGGACTACTCTTCGGACAGGCGTTGCTGGCGCTGTGCGAGGAAGTGTGGGTGTTCGGGACAGAGCACTCATCCGGCATGCAGGCAGAGATCCACGAAGCCCGTCGACTGAAGAAGCGCATCCGATTTTATAGCGAAAGACTGGAGGAAATCCATGAAGATGATAGATGAAGCCCTGCGATATGCAAAAGCAGGCATTCCCGTTTTCCCGCTCCACTGGCTCAAACAGGATGGCACATGCTCCTGCAGGCTTGGGGATATGTGTCAGGCCAAGGGCAAACACCCCCGTATTAAGAATTGGAGTGACGAAGCGACAACGGATGTCGCCAAGATCACTGGATGGTGGAATCAGACGCCCCTTGCCAACATTGGTATTCCCATGGGTGAAAAGAGCGGTCTGGTAGCGCTGGACGTTGACACTCGACATGATGGAGATAAGAGTCTCACGGATCTGGTCGCAGAGTACGGTGCATTGCCGAAGACGATCACGGCGACGACCGGTAGTGGCGGTAAACACTACATTTTCAAATACACAGAAGAACTGGCACTCAAAAATGTGGTTGGATTCCGTGACGGCCTTGATGTGCGCACACAAGGTGGATTGATCGTTGCAGCACCCAGCATGCATCAGAGCGGTAACCGATATGCGTGGGATACTGGACTCTCTCCTTTTGAGTGTGAAGCGGCGGAAATGCCGAGCTGGCTGGTAGATGAGATTCGCAAGGTTGGCACTAAGCTTACCCAAAAGAAAAAGGCTACGGACAAGCAGCCCCGCAAGAAGATCAAAGAAGGCGGCAGAAACAATCATTTGGCCTCTCTTGCCGGAGCACTTCGCCGTAAAGGCATCAGTGAGGATGGCATCATTGCTACACTTCGTGCCGAAAACAAAGAACGTCTCGATCCGCCCCTTGACGATGAGACGGTCGTGGCAATCGCCAAGAGTATCACCCGCTATGAGCCGGACGAACCTGACCCGCAGTACAAGCTGACCGACGTCGGAAACGCGGAACGCTTTGTGGCGATGTTCAAGGACGAGGTCAAATACTGCTCTGTATATAAGAAATGGTTTATCTGGAACGGAAAGTTCTGGGAGCAGGACGAAGGCACGATCGTAGAATATGCGATTCAGTGTGTCCGCAGCATTTACACTTACGCGGATATGCTTCCCGCAGGCGATCAGCGAAAAGCATTGATCCAGCATGCCATGCGTAGCGAAAGCGGCAATAAGATCAAACTTCTCATTACGCTTGCGGCAGGCATGAAGGATCTGGCGATTGCGCCTGACGACTGGGATGCAAACCCGTGGCTGCTCAACTGCCAGAACGGCACGATCAACCTGAAGACCGGAAAACTGCAGCCGTTTAACAAGGCGGACTACATTACCCGCATCTGCAACGCCTCCTTCGATGAGAATTGCACTACGCCGTTATGGGATACGCTGTTGGAGACGATCACAAAGAGCGATGCCGACACGATCCGGTACATGCAGAAGGCACTCGGCTATGCGCTGACCGGCGATACATCCGAGCAGGCGATGTTCATGCTTTACGGAACCGGCAGCAACGGAAAAAGCACATTCCTCAATATCTTCTCGGCTGTGATGAATACCTACGCCCAGAGTGCGTCGAGCGATGCGTTCATGCAGAAAAAGAACGAAAGCGTAAATAACGATATTGCTCGCCTCAAGGGTGCGCGGTTTGTTACAGCTATTGAGATGGAAGAGAACAAGCGGCTTGCCGAATCCCTGATCAAATCCATGACCGGTGGAGACAAGCTGGTAACGCGCTTCCTCTACGGTGAATACTTCGAATATGTCCCACAGTTCAAAGTGTTTCTGGCGGCGAACCATAAGCCGATCATCCGTGATACGACCCATTCGATCTGGCGCAGGATCAAGCTCATGCCCTTTGAGAACACGTTCACGGAGGCAAACCGCGACAAACACTTTGCCGATAAGATTATGGCAAAGGAGATGCCCGGTATTCTTGCTTGGGCGGTTAAAGGGTGCCTCCTCTGGCAACGCGAAGGTATACAGGATCCGCCCAGTGTCAAAAGAGCGACAACAGAGTACCGGACAGAAATGGATTCATTCGCTACGTTCTTTGAGGAATGCTGCGAGGCGCGGGAAGGTGTCCGTGTATCAAACAAAATGCTGCGTTCTTCCTATGACGAGTGGTGCAAAGACAACGGCGAATATGCACTTTCCCAGCGCCCGTTCAGCCAGAAGCTTCTGGAAATGGGCTTTGAGAAGAAGCGTTCCGCAAGTACAGGAGCCGTGGAATGGATCGGGCTGTCCATTCGCGGTGTCGCATCGAGGCTATGACTGAGGTACGATTCTTTCTGATTCTTTTTTCTATAAAGCCGTATGTGAGAAGAAATATAGAAAAAGAACAGAAAAAGCAGTCAGTATGGTTCATACCTCAGCGGCTGGAGGAACGCAGATGAACGAAGCAGCATTGATTCAGAAAATACGCAAATACCTTGCCACGGTACCGGAGTGCTTCTTTTGGAAGGAGCACGGTGGGCAATATGGTACCGCTGGTATTCCCGATATCATCGTCTGTCACAAGGGACGCTTCATTGCGCTGGAAGCCAAGGTCGGCAGAAACACCCCGACAAAACTGCAGGCGGCTACCATTGACCAGATCCGAAAAGCTGGTGGAACAGCAGTAGTCGTTTATAGCGTTGAGGACGTGCAGGCGGTCATATCAAAGAAGGAGGCACTGTATGATGGATGATCCCTATAGAACTTTGGCAAACGCCATTATCGTACAGGCCGCTAAGGATTACCGGAAAGCGCTGCGACAGCTTCGGCGTAATCCGAGATACGAAACGGCCAGAAACGAGAAAAATGATGTCGAGCGGTTCTTTCACTCCGAATGGTTTCACTTCCTGACGGATGCAGACCCGGATTACCTGCTCGACTATCTTGCGAGGGCTGAGATATGACGGCGAAGGCTCTTTTGGAACGCATTATCAAAATCCGAAAAGCGATCGATTATCGGAGAACAAAAATCGACACACTGATCGAGCAGGCGGAGAACACCTCCGCCCGCTTGACCGGCATGCCGCATAATCCACGCTCTGACTCTTCGCCTATGGCAAGCGCCATCTGCAGGAAGGTCGATTTGGAGATGGAGATCACAAAGCTCGCTGAAGAGCGCAAAGCCCTGATTGCTAAAATCGACCTCTTAGAAAATGATGACTTATCGAGGCTCCTAATTCTGCGGTATGTGCAGGAAACGCCGTGGGACGATATCGCGGCAGAGATGGGCTTTTGCGAAAGACACATTTACCGGCTGCACAAAGCAGCGGTCGAGGAACTCGATAATCGATTGAAAGATGTCATGTGATGTCAGTCGATGTCAGTTAAAGTCGGTCAGGAAATGCGGTATCATTATAATAGGCGAAGAACATAGAGAGCTCACATGGGACACCCCGCGTGGGCTTTTCTTATATACGCCAATACAGACGGAAGAAGCAGATCAATGTCATATAGGAAAGTCGGCACTTTAGAGCAGTGTTGGTATGTCCTCAAATACTGGCTGCGAGAGCACTTCCGCAAGAGGAAGTGAGACTATGCCGCGTAAACCTAAGAGGCCGTGCGCTTACCCCGGATGCCCTAACCTGACTGACGGGCAATATTGTGAGCAGCACAGGAAATACGCAAGGCAGCAGTATGATCGATATGAGCGGTCACCACATACCGCGAGTAAATACGGAAGAGCGTGGCACCGGATCCGCGCCAGATATGTAGCATCCCATCCGCTGTGTGAACAGTGCCTTAAAGAAGGTCGGATCACACCGGTAGAAGAAGTTCATCATATCGTGCCGATCAGCCGTGGCGGAACTCACGCAGCGGACAACCTAATGTCGCTATGCCAAAGCTGTCATAACAAGATTCACCACGACCTAGGCGACCGGTAGGGGGATCAAAATCTTGAAAACTTGATTACGCGGACAACGGCGCGGGGTCACGCGCGAAAAATCGGGAAATCAAGATGGGTATAGCACCCGCGATTTCAAGAAATCAAACGAAATGGAGGTAGCGCACATGGCAAATGGACATGGCGGTGCTCGCCCCGGCGCAGGGCGCAAGAAGAAAGCGCTATCTGAGAAAATTATGGATGGAAACCCCGGCAAGGCACCGCTGACGAAGCTGCAGTTTGAAATTCAGAAGACGGATATGCATGGTGAGGACATGCCGCCGGTCGCCGAATACCTGAAGCAGGTCACAAAAAACTCGCAGCAAAACCTTGCACCGCAGATTTACGAAGACACGTGGCGCTGGCTCAATGAGCGCGGGTGTGCCATCTACGTCAAGAAAGAACTGATTGAGCAGTATGCTCTGTACATGCAGCGTTGGATCCAGTGCGAGGAAGGCATCAACCAATATGGATTGCTTGCCAAGCACCCGACCACACAACTGCCGATCGCCAGCCCGTATGTGAATATGGGCATTTCGTTTTTAAAGCAGGCAAACGTATTATGGCTGCAGATCTACCAGATCGTGAAGGACAACTGCGAAACGCCCATCGGTAGCAGCAACCCGAACGACGATCTGATGGAGCGGCTGCTCGGATAAGGAGATACACATGCAGATAGAAAAAATCCCCGTGGAAAAGCTGAAAGCTGCGGAATACAACCCGCGTCGGGCGCTCAAACCCGGTGACGCGGAATACGAAAAGCTCAAGCGCAGCATTACGGAATTCGGTTATGTGGAGCCGGTCATCTGGAATAAACAGACCGGCAACGTGGTCGGCGGCCACCAGCGGCTGACGGTCATGCGTGATCTTGGGATCACAGAGATTGACTGCGTCGTAGTGGATCTTGACCCAATGCGCGAAAAAGCGCTGAATGTGGCGCTCAATAAGATTCAGGGTGAATGGGACAAAGATAAGCTGGCCGCTTTGCTCACGGAGTTCGACGGCAGCGAGTTCGACGTCACCCTCACAGGTTTCGATGCCGCCGAGGTCGATGAGCTCCTGAATGCTTTCTACTCCAAGGAAGCGGTGCAGGATGATTTCGACGTTGACGGAGAAGCCGAAAAAATCAAGGCAAAGGGTGCGGTCACTAAGACCGGCGATGTCTGGAAGCTGGGGGTACATCGACTCATGTGCGGTGATTCCACTTCGGAGGTGGATTTCGCCAAGCTCATAAACGGCAACAAAGCGCAGATGACGGTCACGTCCCCGCCGTATGGCGTCGGCAAGGATTACGAAAGCAAAGGCATCGAGCCGTGGTTTGAAACCATGCGCCCGGTGGTCAAGAACCTGACACGTTATGCTGGAATCGTCTGCTGGAACCTCGGCGACCTCTACGCCACCGGTACACAGTTCATCGAGCCGACAAACTTTTACTCCTCCCAGCTTTTCGCGGAGCAGGGCTTCCGCCCAATCTGGATTCGCATCTGGAAAAAGCAGGGACAGAACTTCGGCGTCGGCCCCTACCATCTGGTGACGAACAAGCCGGTGCAGCAGTACGAATACATCTCCGCGTTCAGCAAAAATGGCGATGTGGAGTACAACGATCAGGAATACATGTGGCTGTCGGCATACGCCGGTCACGCATACCGCTTCGTCAAGCGCCTCACCAAAGAGGAACGCAAGAACTGGGGCTACGCAGGCATCTGGGAGATGAACACGGTACGCGCGAACAAGGATCACCCGGCAATGTACCCGGTGGAACTCCCTTGGCGCTGCATCAAGATGCACTCTGATCGCGGCGACATTGTTCTGGAGCCGTTCAGCGGCAGCGGTACAACGATTATCGCCTGTGAGCAGCTGGAGCGCGTGTGCTACGCAATGGAGAAAAGCCCGGAATACTGCGACCTCGCCGTCAAGCGCTGGGAGCAGTTCACCGGCCAGAAGGCAGAGAGGATCACCAGCCATGCCGACGCAGAATAACCGCCACACCATTTCAGACCTGTACCAGATGCAATCCCTTCCGCTGGAGATCAAGGTGCGGATGACGCAGCGCCGGATACGCGACTGGGTGGAATACTGGGGCGAAGACGGCGTGTACGTTTCATTCAGCGGAGGCAAGGACAGCACGGTACTGTTGGATATCTGCCGCAGGATGTACCCGAACATCGTCGCCGTGTACAGCGATACGGGCTTGGAGTTCCCGGAGATCCGCGAATTCGTGAAGGCCAAGGATAATGTGGTTTGGGTAAGGCCAGAGCTCACGTTCCGCAAGGTCATCGAGAAATGCGGATATCCCTGTATCTCGAAGGAGCAGGCGGAATGGATACACCGGATCCGTCTCGGCCAAAAGAACACGCGCGATATCCAGAAATACTTTTACGGCTTACGCACCAACGGCCAGCCCTCCCGTTTCAAGATTTCGGAGCGGTGGAAATTCATGCTGAACGCGCCCTTCGACATTGGCGCAGGCTGCTGCAATGAGATGAAAAAGAAGCCCATTGCCAAGTATGCAAAGGAGACCGGACGAGTGCCGATCGTGGGCACAATGGCGTGCGAGTCATCGCTGCGGACAAGTAACTGGCTCCGATACGGCTGCAACGCCTACGATAACAAGAAGGCGACGTCGGCACCTCTCTCGTTCTGGACTGACGCGGACATCTGGGAATACATCCGCACCTACGATATTCCGTACTGCAAGATTTACGATATGGGCTACGTTCGGACGGGCTGCATCTTCTGCATGTTCGGCGTTCACCTCGACAGCGAGCCGAACCGCTTCCAGCGGCTGCAGCGGACGCACCCACAGTTGTGGCGCTACTGCATGAAGCCGTGGGACAAGGGCGGGCTCGGCATGCGCGAGGTACTGGAATACATGGGCGTGCCCTACGAAAACTTCATGCTGGAGGAGGAAAACAATGTTTGAAAAAGTGAATCCGGCGCATCCGGACAAAATCGCAGATCGGATCGCAGGCGCGATCGTGGATCTGGCATATAACGAAAGCGCAAACCCGAAGATCGCCGTGGAGGTGCTGATCGGGCACGGCATGTGCAATATCGCAGCGGAGTCCTCCGTGCATATCTCAGCAACGGATATTCTGGAAGCAGTCTCGCGGATCGCGGGCGACGTGGTCGTAAACTACCATGAGGTTGCGCAGGATCCCATTCTAGCAAGAAATCAGGCGAATGCCGTGCGCTGCGGCGACAACGGCATCTTCCGAGGCGTCCCCGTCACGGACGAACAGCGTGCGCTGGCAGAGATCGCAAGAGAAATCTTCGCACGATACCCCTCGGATGGTAAATACATTCTCGACAGTGACCGGCTCATCATCTGTCAAAGCTGCGCGGACACCGAAGACCTGCAAGATCAGTTCCCCGGCGCGGAGATCAACCCGCTCGGCGACTGGACAGGTGGCATCGATGTGGACACCGGCGCGACCAACCGAAAGCTCGGCAGCGATATGGCAGACAGTATTACGGGCGGAGGCCTT